TGCTTATGTGTTGTATTTTGAATATAAAACATATAGAGATCAAGTACATAAAATAAAAGAAACTTCATCAGGAGCATCGAAAGCTATTAAAAAAGATGATAGCTTTAATCCCCCAAAAGATTCCAGAAGTAGATTTACTAAAGAATCAAGAACAATAGAGGTAATTTATGAGGGTGCTAAGATAGTTGGTACTAATAAATTATTAAAATGGCAATTAGCTGAAAACATGACAAGACCAAAGTCAGATACAGTTAAAGCCCAGTTTAGTTATAATATTGTAGCACCAAGAATATATAAAGGTAGAGTTGAATCTCTTGTAAGCAGAATGACTACGTTTGCAGATATGATTCAATTAACACATTTAAAGTTACAACAGGTATTATCAAGAATGGTTCCTGATGGTGTTTACTTAGATGCAGACGGTATTGCTGAAATAGATTTAGGTAATGGAACTAATTATAATGCGCAAGAAGCATTAAATATGTATTTCCAAACAGGTTCTGTTATTGGTAGATCAATGACACAAGATGGTGAATTTAACAACGGTAAAGTTCCTGTACAAGAATTACAATCATCTGGGTCTAATGCTAAAATATCAAGTTTAATTAATTCATATAATTATTATTTACAAATGATAAGAGATGTGACCGGATTAAACGAAGCAAGAGATGGTTCAACACCAGATAAAAATGCTTTAGTAGGTTTACAAAAAATTGCTGCAGCAAATTCAAATACAGCAACAAGACACATATTACAGAGTAGTTTATATCTTACATTAAAAACAGCTGAGGCTATATCTTTAAGAATATCAGATGTGCTGGAGTTTAGCCCAACCCGAGAGTCTTTTATACAAGCTATTGGTCAATCAAACGTAGGAACATTAAAAGAAATGAAAGATTTACAACTTCATGATTTTGGTATATTTTTATCATTAGCACCAGACGAGGAAGAAAAACAATTACTTGAAAATAACATACAGGTGTCTTTGCAAAAAGAACAAATTAATTTAGAAGACGCAATTGATGTTAGAGAAATTAGAAATTTAAAACTAGCTAATCAATTATTAAAGTTAAGAAGAAAACAAAAAGCAGAGCAAGATAGAGCTATACAGCAGCAAAATATTCAAATGCAAACACAATCTAATGCCCAAGCTGCTCAAGTGGCGGCACAAGCGGATATTCAAAAGCAACAAGCAATAACTCAAAGTAAAGGGCAATTAGCACAAATGCAATCACAATTAGATACACAAAAATTAGAAAAAGAAGCAGAAATTAAAATGATGCTGATGGAAAAAGAATTTCAAATGAACATGCAACTTAAAGACGCTGATTTAAATGTAATTAAAGATAAAGAGAAGTACAAGGAAGATAGAAAAGATGATAGAACTAAAATACAGGCTTCTCAGCAATCTGAATTAATAGATCAAAGAAAAAATAATAAACCACCTAAAAACTTTGAATCAGCAGGATTTGACAACCTAGGGGGATTTGGCTTAGAGCAGTTTGAGCCTAAATAAAAGCTGCAAACACATTTTTATAATATTTTATCATGGAAGAAAACAAAGACGTCGTAGTTGACGAAACACCAACTGCCGCAGAAAAGGAAGAAAAAGTACTTGAAGCAGCAGGACAAGACACGGGTAAAACCGAAGACGGTATGTATAAAGTTGATTTAAGCAAACCGGTAGAACAAAAAACAGAGCCTGTTCAGGAAGAACAAAAAGAAGAGGTTACTGAAGAGGTTCAAGAAGATAGTCAATTAACTTTAGAAGAAGTAATTGAAGAAGAAACAAAAGAAGAACCTAAAGAAGAGGTAAAAGAAGAAGTACAGGAACTGCAAGACAAAGTAGAAGAAGCTGTACAAACCTCACAGGACACAGCAACAGAATTACCAGAAAACATTCAAAAAGTTGTAGACTTCATGAATGAAACTGGTGGAACACTCGAGGATTATGTTAAAATTAATCAAGATTATACTAACATAGAAGACTCAACCTTATTATATGAATATTATAATCAAACTAAATCACATTTATCAAAAGATGAAATTGATTTTTTAATTGATGATAATTTTTCATTTGATGATGAAGTTGATGAGCCTAGAGATATTAAGCGAAAAAAACTCGCTTATAAAGAAGAGATTGCAAAAGCTAAAAGCTATTTGGAAGGATTAAAGGACAAATATTACAAAGAAGTCAAGTTGGGTTCTAAGTTAACCGGAGATCAGCAACAAGCTATCGAGTTTTTCAATACCTACAACTCTGAACAATCAGAACAAGCAAAGCTACAAGAAGAGCAAGTAAGTCATTTTAATAATGAATCTAAAAAAGTTTTTAACGATGAATTCAAAGGTTTTGAATTTGAAGTAGGAGACAAAAAGTATAGATACAATGTTAATGATAAACAAAAAGTTTTAGATAAGCAAGCAAATATATTAAACGTATTAGATAAGTATATCAATAAAGATAATATGTTACAAGACGCTAAAGGTTATCATAAAGCACTTTTCGTTGCAGACAATGCAGATGCAGTTGCAAATCATTTTTACGAACAAGGTAAAGCTGATGCTATAAAACAGTTAAATGCAGATTCAAAAAATATAAATATGGATCCACGTAAAGCTGGCACAGTTGAAACTGGGGGAGTAAAAATAAGAGCAATTTCTGGGGATGATAGTTCAAAGTTAAAAATTAAACTTAGAAAATAACTTTAAAAAAATAAATAAAAATGGCAGTAATAACTCCAACGGGCGGTACCAATCTAAACGCGGTACCAGCTCCAGTTAAACAAACGCTAGCAACTAACTACCTATCATTTACAGGTGGTGCTAACGATTGGTCACAGCAATACTTACCAGATTTATACGAAGCAGAAGTTGAAAGATATGGAGACAGATCTATCGCTAGCTTCTTAAGAATGGTAGGTGCAGAAATGCCTATGACTTCTGATCAAATCATTTGGTCTGAGCAAGGTAGACTACACTTAACGTACACAGGTGCATTAAATACAACATCAGGTGTTGTAACTATTGCAAACTCAGGTACACACGCAATAAGAGTAGGTCAAACAGTAAAATTAAAAGGTGGTTCATCTGGTAAAGTTGCTAATGCATACGTATCAGCAATCGCAGCAGACAACACTACTTTAACACTTAAGAGATACGATAAAGCATTATTTAGTACAGCTCCAGCATTTACAAACTCTGAAACAGTAACTATTTTCGTTATCGGTTCTGAATTTGCAAAAGCTACGAACGGTATGACTGGTGCAGTAACTCCATCTTTTAAGTCGTTTACAAACAAGCCAATCATATTAAAAGATAAGTATGAGATTTCAGGATCTGATGCTTCTCAAGTAGGTTGGGTTGAAATTACAGGCGAAAACGGACAATCAGGTTACTTATGGTACTTAAAGGCAGAAGGTGATACAAGAACTAGATTCGAGGATTACTTAGAAATGTCTATGGTAGAAGGTGAATTAGCAGTAGCTAACTCAGGTGCATCTACTGTAACTGGAATAGGTGGTACTGAAGGTTTATTCGCAGCAATCGAAGATAGAGGTCACGTGACTGCAGGTGTTGATGGAAACACAGCAACTGAAGATTTAGCTGACTTTGATGAGATTCTTAAGAAATTAGATACGCAAGGTGCAATTGAAGAAAACATGTTATTTGTAAACAGAGATGTTGCATTAAACATTGACGACATGCTAGCGGCTCAAAATTCTTATGGTACAGGTGGTACATCTTACGGTGTTTTCTCAAACAGCGAAGATATGGCACTTAATTTAGGTTTCTCTGGTTTCAGAAGAGGTTCTTATGACTTCTACAAAACAGACTGGAAATACTTAAATGATATTACAACAGGTGGTGCATTCACTAACATTAGAGGTGTAGTGGTACCTGCTGGAACATCAACAGTTTACGATCAAACATTAGGTAAGAACATCAAAAGACCATTCCTTCACGTCAGATATAGAGCTTCTGAAGCTGATGACAGAAAGATGAAATCTTGGACTACAGGTTCTGTAGGTGGTGCGACTACTTCTGATCTAGACGCAATGGAGGTACACTATTTATCTGAAAGATGTTTAGTAGTACAAGGTGCTAATAACTTTATGTTATTAAACTAATCCTTATTTAATATGAGATTTCCCTGGCTTCGGCTGGGGATTCTTATATTTTTTTATTATTTAATCTTATTATATTATGGCAACAAAAGTAACAACAGCCCCTAAATGGGAGATTAAAGATAGAACATACTATCTTTTAAGTGGAAAATCACCACTTACATACACAATTAAAAGTAAAAGTATATTTTGGTTTGACAAAGAAAAAGGCTTTGAAAGAGAACTAAAATACACAGTAAACCAAAAAACTTGTTTCGTAGACGAATTTAAAGGCGACGCAAGACTTGGTCATATAGTTTTTGAAGACGGTATATTAAATGTACCAAAAGAAAAACAAACTTTGCAAAAATTAATGTCATTATTTCACCCTCAAAGGGGTCAAATATTTGCAGAATTTGATGCAGAACAGGAAGCAGAAGATGATTTAGATATATTAGAATTAGAAATTGAAGCTTTAATGGTAGCAAAATCAATGGATATTGATCAAGCAGAAGCTGTTATAAGGTCTGAGGTTGGATCTGAGGTATCTAAGATGACTTCTAAGGAGATTAAAAGAGATCTATTACTATTTGCTAAGAATGAGCCACAACTCTTCTTAGAGCTAGCTAATGACGATGATATTAATATTAGGAATATGGCTTTAAAAGCCTCTGAACTTGGAATATTAAGATTATCTGAAGATCAAAGAACATTTAAGTGGGCAAAAACTGATAAGAAAATTATGACAGTTCCATTTGATGAACATCCTTATTCCGCTTTTACAGCTTTCTTAAAAACAGATGAAGGCTTAGAAGTTTATAAATCAATTGAAAAAAGACTAAAATAAAGTCTCATTATAGTGATAGCCACTGTAATGGTGGCTATTATTATAATAAATAAAAAATATGGCAGTTAGTATAGATACAGTATATCAAAGAGTATTAGCTATTCTTAATAAAGAAAACCGTGGGTATGTAACGCCACAAGAATTTAATTTGTTTGCAAATCAAGCACAGCTTGAAGTATTCGAACAGTATTTCTTTGACTTAAATCAATACAGTAGATTACCAAAAAATGATACTGAGTACTCTGATTTGCCAAAATTAATAAATGAAAAATTAAGTAAATTTAAAAAGTCCGCAAGTGTATCATACATGACGGACCATTTTCATTTACCATCCGATTTACATAAATTAGGAACTGTAATATATAATAATACAACACCTGTTGAACAAATTGATAAGAAAAATTTATTAGAATATCAATTATCAAAACTTACAGCGCCTACAACTAGTAATCCCGTATATATCCAAAACATAGGAAATACTTCTAATCACTGGGGACTAATAGTTTATCCAACTACTATAAATGCAAACATATCAATAACATATGTTAGAAAACCAAATGAAGTCACATGGAGTTCTCAAACTGTTGTGGGTAATGCTTTATATAACGCTAGCGCCTCTACTGATTTTGAACTACACGAATCTGAAGAAACAAATCTTGTATTAAAAATATTGTTATACGCAGGAGTAAGTATTAAGGATCCTAATATAGCTCAATTAGCAGATGCAAAAG